TCATTATTTACATAAATTGTAGCTCCATTGCAATCTTCTGGAATACTATCAAATGAAATCTTTAATCCTTCATAAAATTTTTCAATAATAATATTACGAGGTGCTGGAGGGATTGCTTTATTATAATTGACTGTTGCAGGTGCTGACCAAGAATTACCTATCCCTTTATTAAATAAATATGCCGTGCCGTTTCTTGCTATTGGCACTTGTGTCGAGGATAATCCACTAGTGATTTCCAGTCTGTTTTGTTGACTACCCACATTTCTATCTAAACGAAGTTCTGACCACTCATAATCATTTTGGTCATATTGTTTCCATGACCAATAAGCTCCACGTTTATCAAATATTACTGTAAATTGATATGGTGGTTTGGGGGCGTGGTCTATTTCAGATACATAATATAATGTTATAGGAGCTTTTAATTCTTCAGATAATGCATTTACAGCATCTTTGGCACGAATTTGAATTAGATATTTTTTACCAACTTCAACACCTTGTATTAAGTAAGAGTTAGTTTTAGCTGTATCATACTGGCGGGTCCATTTAATACTGTTAAAATCTTCTAGCCGAGTAGTAAATTCTCCAACTTTAACATTAATGCGAGCACCAGCATATTGTTTAATATTATCTGAATTCCACGATACAAGTAATGATACTACACCATTTTCATTTTTTTCTTCTACTGTAATACCAGATACTTGTTCAGCAAATGTATCAGGATTATCAGCACTTGAATTAAAATATTTATTGACTTCTTTTACTTGTTTATCTAAAGCATCTTTTAATTCAGCTAAATATTTTTTTAATAGGGAGATAAATTTACGACCATCACCGTTTATGGTAGATGGCAGGTTATTTTGATTATCCATTTATCCTCCTATAAATAATTAATAATAGCCTCTACAAAATCTTGTTCGACTGTCATATCAAATTCATGATTGCTCATTGCAAAGATGATTGTTAATTGTGCTAAAATATTACTAAATGCATCATTTGTCCAAGGCAATTGGTCATCTACACTATTAACGAATTGAGGTCGTCTATAATATCTTACTTTATATGGCAAACTACCATAACAATAGATTTTTTTACCACCCTCAATTAGCTGTAATGGTGCTTGGTTGGTGGCTTTATACCAATCAGATGGAGTTACGCTTACTTCTTCTGTAAATGTATGGTCCCCAATAACCTCATAATAGTTATTATCTATTAATACGTGCCAAATAAAATCAATGGCATCGTTAAAATATGCAATAAGTTCATCATCATCATAGCCGCTCTCAATACTATCAGATAAACGATTACGTAATGCTGCCTTATTCATTAATTCTTTAACTGTCATATTACCTCCTAGCCTTGGTCAGCAGGTGTAGTATTACTGTTTTGATTGTCTTTTTCTAAGGATGGCTTGGCTTCATATAACAAAAATTGTAATAATTGCTTAGTAAACATAGCTCGTTTAAATGGAATTTCATCATTTAAGTCGTTGACATGAGGCATTGCCACATGATATACTATTTCTAAAGTACCATCAAATTCAGAGTCTAAATGTTTCATGATTGGGCCATCTGGTCGATATTCAAACATTACAGGGAATTGACCTTGAAATGCTAAAAAATCATCTGGTCTTTTGACTTCCTGTGTTCCAGTAATCGTCATTTTTTTAGTTAATTCTGGGTCGTGCTTATCATATAATTCAAAAGATAATCTATCAATAGCATTATTTAAACAATAGATTAACTCAATATCAGAATATGATACTTTTTGCATATCTCCAAGGCGTTGTCTAGCCAAAATTAATATATCTTTAACTTTCATTACAACTCCTTATACATAAAATTGCATAGGTCGCTCTAATGGGCGACTTGCATCACTTGCTGTCATTTTCTTAATTTCGTCAGCTATTAATTTAGCCATGCCGTCTGAGCCACCTGTTTTATCAGGTTCACGTCTAAGTAACATTGTAGAAAAGCGTACAAACATATCTAAGAAAATTGCAGGTAAATCAATTTCATCTGTAACATCGGATACTTCATTAATAATACGATAGTATTTTAAAGTAGTAGGATTTTCAATGTAAATTTTATTACCCATAATTTCATAGGTTTTGTTTGTATCTTCTTCAATAGAGTCAAATTTACCAAAGTCAGATGGGAGTTTAGCTACACCGTTATTTGGCTTTAATTTAACTTTATTAGCTATATAAGAGCTTTCGACATTAATTAATGACACATTTACATATCTTAATACGCTATTAATAGCGTCAATTAGTTCATTATTGGAATGTTGTCTGCTATAAGACTCATCCATATTATATAAAATACTTTCAATGATGGATTGTACCCTAATCATTAGATACCTCCATATTTAGCTGTAGATTTAAGTATTTTACCAGTGGTTTCGGAATATACGGTATTAGTAGTTCTGAATTCAGGATTTTTAGCTAACCAGATATTAAGCCATTTAGCAGCTTCAATATTATCTTTACCTTGACATTGTTGGTATTGCATCAATTCAAAATCAGTAGCAAATCTATGTCGTGGTATCATGGCAATTTTTTTAGCTTTACCATCATGAATTCTACCTTCCTCCATGCTGTCACGCATACGTTTACATTCACGGAGTACTACACCTTCATCATATGTCTGTTTAATTTTCCATTCACCTGTCTTAGGGTCAATTTCTATATCTGTGCCAATATTCATAGTACCTCCTAAAAAAATAAGGGGAGGTCGCCCTCCCCATATCATGTATTATTTTGTAATGTTGTAAATACGAGCGTTTGCAATTGGAGCTGTACATTCCAAAGTAGCATCACCAGTGATGTATTTGGATTTATAAGTACCTTTACGCAAGCCATCTTCAACGTGGAATGGGATTAAGTAACCCAATTTCCAGTATTGTGCTTCGATTAAGTCAACTACGTCATCAGTGTACATACGGTGGGAAACCAAGTCAATACGACCGAAGTCTGTTTCCAACACATCTACAACTTCAACGAGTTCTTTAGATGTTTGTTCACGATTTTTAGTAGTACCTTGAGTGAAACCAGAGCATACACGTTTGTTTTTACCAGACATTACTGCGAAGTCAATGGAGCCACCACGAGACCATGCTGCTTGCATAGCGTCATTGATAAGGTCAAATGTCAATTTACTTTGGTTAGCACCAGTAACCGCACCAGCATCTACTGCATTACCAGAAGTTAATTCACATTTACCATTAGCAATAGCAGCGGCAGGTGTTATAATAGTAGGTGCAGTTGCAGTAGTTTCTTGTTCAGTTGCACAGATATTAAATTCGTTAGCATTCAAAACTTTTACAAAGTATTGAGTGTTAGCTTTCAATTTAGTATCAAGAGCGTTAGAACCTTTGCCACGGAATACAACTACGTCACCGTTTACAAATTTATGGTTTGCAAGTGTAAATTTACCAGTAGTATCGGCTGTAACTTCTTTGAAGTTTTCCAAGAAGTATGGGATACCACCCATTTTACCTGCTACTGCATCATCACCCATAACTTTAGCTTTGTTACGAACGATAGCATACTCAAGGTCACGACCAATTTCTTTAGTCGCTTTTACCATTTGGTAGCCCAATTCATCGGACACACCATATTTAGCGATTGCTTGAGTAGTATCAGTTACGGAGTAACCATGTAAGAATTTTTGTACGTAGTTAGACTCACGTTTACGTGGATTTGCTTTTTGGGAGTCGAAATCAACGGCTTCTTGGTAAGCATTTTCCATTGCTGGACGCAAGGAGTCATTTAACCATGCATGTTCTGTAGATTTAACGGAAGTTTTGCCAAACTTGTTAGTCAATAGGGTTTGGTCAGGGTCAATTGCTGTGACGAAATCAGTGATGTCCTCTTTTTTACCAACAACGGTAAAAGAACGGACAGCCATATCCTTATCTGCCAATGTTTTATACCTCTTTCAAAAATTATAAGCTGGTTAAACCAGTTTGTTGGAATACTTTAACCAACTCATCGTTCGTCATACGGCCCAAAGATTTAAAATCGACTTGTTGTGTAGCAGATTTTGGTGGTCGTTCAGAACTGCCAGCACCTTCAACAACTGGAGGCTTTGGCTTATTAGTTGGTTGTGGAATATTAGGTACCGCTGGTTGCGGTGTATTTTGCTGATTATGTTGTGCATTCATCATGCCGTAATATTCATTACGAGCTGCTGTCATGAATTGTCCTACGATTTCAGCATCATAATTATCTAAAGCATTTTGAATTTTTACTGCTTGTTGATATGGCATGTTTTGTAAACGCCATTGAGCGTAGCGGTCAATTTCATCAAAGTTAGGGTCTTGTCGGAATTGATTTACCACATGTGTAAAATTCTTTTGGACTGCTTGTTGTTCATAAATTTGAGCCTTTATAGTTGCTACGCTGTCTGCCAATGCTGCAATATGAACTGGATTTAACTCGTCAAACTCAGTACCAAGATGTTTTTCAACTTCACCTTTTGCAAACTCTGTTAATTTATTATAATATTCCGCTTGTGATACTTGTGATTGTTGCGGCTCTTGTGTTTGTGGTTGCGTTTGAGGTTGTTGATATTGTGCCATCTGTGCTTGTAACTGACGACGTTCATCAGCTAAAGCTTGTGTTTTACGAGAATAATCCGCTTGGCGTTGATAGCCATTCAAAAGTTCTTCAAGTGGCACTTGTAATTCTTGACCGTCAACTTTGACTGTATACATTTGTGGTTCTGGTGCTTTATTTTCTGGTTCAGGTTCTGTAGTTTGTCCTTCTTCAGAGTCCTGCGTTTCTGGAGCAGGGTCTTCATCGTCTTCGCCATCAAAAGAAAGCATTCGATTGCCATTAAAGAATACGTCGCCGTTTTCATCAATACCAAAATCAAAATCAGCAGGTGCCGTATTGTCATCACCTGTGTCTGTTACATCACCTGTAACATCGGTTGGTTCAGTATCAGTTGCAGGTTCTGTTACTTCACCTTCTGCAAATGTTTGCAAATTAAATTCAAAATCCTTCATGTCTGTTCTCCTTTCACTCCCTATTGGGTTGGTGAATGTTTTACTTAAATTATAAACCGTCTACGGTAGTCCAACCGCTAGATGGTACATGAGTAGTGCCTCCACCACTAAACAATCCACCGATTGCTTTATAAAGTGGAACCTTTCTCCAGTCTGTTTCTTCTGGTGCTTGAATAGAATAATCACCACTAAATACTGGTTGAGGTGCTGGAGCTGGTACACTTACTTCACTGGAATTATCTGATTGTGGTTCGTAATAATCAGGTTCGCTATATGAATAAGATGCCGCTCTAGCTGCCGCTACTCTAGCTGCTTCTGCTTCCGCTTGTTGACGTAAGCGTTCTTGCTCTGCTAAATATTCACGATATGGAGCTCTAATAGCACCTTGACGATATAATTCTTCAATCTCTTGTGGATGGAATTCAGTACGTGCTTTCATAGAAGCAATGTCATCTGTTCCCCATCCAAGTTGACCTAATTTAGCATCGTCAGCCCATTGATAACCCATTTCTTTAGAGAATGGATTTTGTCGTGCCCAAGCCATATCTTGAGGAAGAGCATCCATACGTTGTTGAGCAATCTGTCCCATTGTTAATGGGGTATAGTTTCCTTCAGCAGCATTACGGAATTTATCTTCTAAAGCTTTGCCTTGTTGCAAAATACTATAAATAGCATTTGGATTAGATAATCCTTGATGACTCGCTGCAAATTCCTGACTACCATCACTTTGAAATTTAGGTGCCATACTTACAGATGTAAAATCTTGTGATGGCTTATACATGCCGTCTTTAGGGAAGCCTTGGGTAGCCTCATATTGAGCTTTTGCTTGATTAATTGGTTCCCTTTGCTTTATAAAGTCTTGGTAATTAGGTACAGCGTTCTGAACACCAGCTTGTTGAGCCAATGTATTCGCAATTGGAGAATATCCCATACGAGATGTTAAATCTGCATGCGGTTGGCTCATACTAGGTTCAGCTGCCATTACTTGATGCTGTGGTTTTGCATTTGGGCTTGGCTTTTTATTTAGCAATGCTTGTTGCTCTTGCGTAAAGCTTGGCCTTTCATTATATTCATTATTTACAGAACTTTCGCCAGAATTTTGTTTCATTTGAGGTACTTCTGTAAAAGTTCCTGTATTAATGTCATACTTAAATGGCAACTTCTTGTTACTATAAGAAATTTTCAATTTTGCATATCCTTTCTAAAATTTACTCATAACCCTGAGTAGGGAGATAATTGGACCACCTCCGTCATACAACGCCTAATATGAAGTTAGTTATCAAATTATCACCCCCAATCGTGGTTATGTTTTATTCTGGATAGTATCCAGCTCTTTGTTTAAACTCCTGAGCTTTGAGTAAGGTTTTTAATTCTTCCTCGGCAATAGAGCCATTAGCAATTAATGCTGTTAGAAAATCATTAAAAGCCTCCGAGGCCACGAGAAGGTTCCGTTGGTGCTCCATTTCCTGCACGGGGCACACTTTGAGGCGATTGATTATCAGTCCTTGATACGCCTCCAACCAATCCTTGAGCAAGGTTTGCACCGCCGAAGCTAAATCCCGTTGCATCATTTCCGCCTGTAGATTGTTGGTTTCCTTGGAAAGCTCCGAATAATCCACTTTGTTCTGTTCCATTACCTTCACCTCCAAATAATAACTGCAATTCAGGTGGTAACATTAATAAATATTGAGGTGGCAATACACCAAATGTCATATAAGCTTGAAGTGCTTGTGGTGGTAATTGACTTAATACTTGTTGTTTAAGTTGCATATCCATAATAGCACGTTGTTGTACTACCGCAGGGTCTGTAACATAATCATTATAGTTTTTAAAACCAGCACTTTCAATCCATTTTTTAAACAAATTGTAAATGTTTTGTGGTGTAACAATAGGAATACCAGCTGCTTGTGTTTGCATTAACGCTGTAAGCATTGTTTGTAACGTCATAATAGTAGACTCTTTAGTAGAAATACTGATACCAGCATTTACCACTAAATCAAAATTACCATTTAAGTCGTCAGGGCTTATACGTAACTGTTTATTTGTTAGCCGAACCACTGTATCTTGGTCAACGAATTTTTGGTTAAGGCTAACCATGAAACGAAACAGTTCCGAAATCCCTGTCTCCGCAAACATACGAGCCACTAGCTCTAGTCTTTGTGCACTTTGCCCAAGGATTGCACTAATACCTGTGGCCGTATTGTGAGTCACGGTATAGGTATATTCAATACAAAATTGACCATCTGTAGCATCTACTGTTAAACAACGCATTGGGATAGGTTCAATTTCAGTAATAGAAACAATGCGAACTTTATTAACTATTCTAGTTTGACGTTTCCATTTTTTAGCTTTTTTAGCTAGTTTGAACGGATTATCTAACGCAGAAATACCAATATTGTAATATTTAGTATTAGGTTTAGCAAGTTTTCCGGGATTTGTTTCTGTAACTGTTACGTCCCAACCAAGTGATTTCGCTAATCTAACTACATCATCACATAATTGACCTTCTTTTTGAATAAAGATACAGAACCCACCGCTATGATGACAACCATCTGTGTCCATTAAACCACGAAGTAATTCTAAGCGTTGTTCGTAACTTGCTTCAAAATAGATTTCTGGGATGTGTTTAACGCCGCTATTTTCACTATATGACTTACGAATACCCAAATCAATACAAATATTAGTTAAATCTGTATCTTTAATGCGATATGTTACTGCCTTACCAGAATTTTGGTGCTTAGTTTTTTCAAGATAGCCACCATGTTCAATAGTCCAATTATTTACATATTCGATAATCTCTTCATCTTCTGAACAGAATACGTTTTGCCAACTACCACCATCGCCTAACCATAAACCTAAGAAGTATGGGTCCAATGGCAAATCTTTATCTAAACTTGATAAAGGTTTTTGAACACGGTCAATGTAGACTCTCTCTTTATATTTTGACATATAATTGAAGATATAGTCTGTATCAACCGTTTTTCTAGTGCCACGTTGGTTTTGGATTGTCCATAAATGTTCACCACCAGCACGAACTACTTCTCCATTAGAGAATTTTAATTCATATGCTTTTTTAGGAAGTTGAATTTCATGTGCTTTAACAACGGTAGTCGGTTGACCATTTTGACCTACAAGAATATCACCGTCTACAATGTCTTTTAATTCTTTGAATTTACCATTAGCTAGTGGTATCATATGGTGAATATCACACATTTTGTTTAGGCTGTTAGCATCGAGGCCTTGGTTATACCGTGTAATACCAGTGCGGTTTTCTTTTTGCCCTTCTAACCACTCTAAAAACTGGAATGTTTGTGGTGATAACTGATTTACAGGCATAGACATAGCTACATCACCCATATTAGCACCGGGTTTTTTACGTATTACTTTACGTCCCTCAATATAGTCAGAGATATTAATACTATCTTCTGCTAAAATCATCTTAGGGTCATTAGTCAATGCAATATTTTGTACAATTTGACGAGTCAACGCCACTTTCATGTCTTGCAACTCACCAATCAGTTCTGCATAAGAGCGTTTTACCCAAATACGATGAGGGTCTTTAGTTGGTGAAATAGCAAAGAATGGATGCCTACCCATATAATTAGGCTCTGCTCGAAGGATTACATCACCAGCAATGGTAATAATCATATCTTCAAGAATACCATCGTTATTAAAGTCGATTTTTGTATAACATTCATAAATAGTGACTTCTTCACGAGCTTTGTCTTGTTGATTATTATGTAAAGGAGTATAATGGTCGCCAATAGCATCTTCTACTTGGTCCATAACCCAAGTTGTAGGGCCATTATCTGGATGAACCTTATCTACATTGGCATAAATACCTTCTTTTTCTTTTTGACGAAGATGAGACATCGTTACTTTCTTGCGATGAGCAACAAAATTCGCATCTTCGAGATTTTTAGCATCTGGAGAATATAAAAACTCAGATACTAATATGTTTTCTAATTTAGGACTGTTCTTAATGTAATACGGAGAATTCCATGTTACGGTAAAATCCCCCATCAAATCAGGGCCTTCAACGTTCGTAATTTCAACACCAGTTTGTGTTAATAGTTTTAATGCGTCTGCATTCAGCTTCGCTGTTTCTGGTGTCCATCCTTCTGTGCGTTCCCAGTAACATTTGATAATACCAAGACCAGTAATTAAAGCATCCTTCATCCAATTATATAATAAAGGAAAGAACTTATTCTGTCTTTGTAATTGATATACTAATAAATCCTGCATTACTTCAGCATTTTGGTCGTCTTCCTCGGTGACACCAGCGACTGTAATTACCTCATCAGAGCCTGTGAATACCTTCATTAAAGATGGTAACGCCCATTCAATAGTATCTGCAACATCAGTAGATACTAAAGAAGATGTTTTACTTAAAATAGGAAACTTATTAGCATAATACTCTTTATCAGCATAATAAATATTGTATCTTTCACGAACTGTTGGTTGGATTATAGATTGTTGATATGCTTCTGCTTCTGCAATATCGGCTTTTACCAAACTTAGTAAAGCTTTGTCGGCTTCTTCGCCTGTTAATTCTACTGTAAAATCTTCAGCCAATCTTACATTGCACCTCCCATCGGTATATCAGCTGTACTTACTGTTCCAAATGTACCAACAGGTGGACTCGCAATAGCTGAAATATGTGCTAAACTATCAATTAAATCATCATGTAGAGATTTAGGGAATGATAAGAATTCACTCTCTAGCTCTACTAAGAAATCTTTTCCCATAGGGAACCATAATGTACCAGCTTTAAAACGTGGCTGCAAAGCTGCAATACGGATTTCTTTTTTCTCTTTTGCCTCTAATGGTTTTACGGTAAACCAAGTATTACGTTTAATCATTTCTTTCTCAACAAAATGAATAAGAGCCGCCTGATAAGCGACTTTTTCAATACCAACATAAATTGGTCTGTATTTTTGAACCATACCAAAGATAGTATCAATGGTTTTAGTAGGGTCCCATCGACCATAATCAATCTCTAATAAGAACCAGTGGTTATCTGGATTGACAGCAACTGCACAAACAGATGTAAAGTCGGCCGTCTCTTTTTCGGAAATAGCTAAGTCACATGCCACAAATACAGAACATTCTTCAAGTTGTATTGTATTAGGGTCATAATACCTAAAGTATTCTTTCTTAAAGATTTGGCTTTCAGGGGAAATAGCAATACAAAGTTTTTCACGTTCCCAAATATCTAACTGCCCAAGTTTACGCCACTTTTCACGTTCATCATTGATGGCTTCTACTGGATACATTTCTTCCCAGTTAGATTGACCATCTTCATTTAATACAGGGATGCGTTCCGCATCAAATCCTAATTCTTCTTTGTTGGATATTACCTGTTCGATAATGCACTTTTCACCAAGGTTATTGCCGATGAAGAATATCCGTGTGTTTTTACCAAGGAAATACACATCAGACAAGAACCATTGATAGTCAGACTTTTGCACCGTATCAGATAAACTATCTTCCAAGTCTTGAGGGTCATCTATGAGAATAATATCAGGCCGTCTATCTTTGTTATTCAAACCACGAACACTCGAACCTTTACCATATGCTTCCATACGTACAGTAATTTCTTCGCCGTTTTTATCTTTAACGATAATTTCAAATGCCTTCTCAGATTGTTCTTTAATACGAACAAGATTGAGGTTCATTAACTCATTCGATGTATATTCTTCAGCAATATCTTTAAGCCTTCGGCTGGCTGCCCGTTGGTTAGCCATGATAAATACGATGTATTGTTTCTTCTTGGATGGAAATACCAGACAATGAATTGGAAATGCTCTCAATACGTAACTCGTGTTGTGTGTGATAATATGGGACGGTGTGATTTGAAATAAACCACTCTCTGATTTAACCTTAATACATTTACAATCTACACTATCTACTTTTTCAACACTCTTGATTGTACGCATTAGACTACGTTTATCTTTGGTTGTTTGGATATATTTATTCTTACGTTGTAGTCTCAAGAATGGGACTGTAGGTTTAAATGATACTTGATATGAAATACCACAATCTTTACCATAAAGTTTGGCAGGTCTTTCTACGAGAGTAGTTTTCATACCCAAGCTATTTGCTAAGATTTTCACGCCTTCTGCAATTTTATAGCTTTTATTGGTAAATGTTACTGTCCCCTTTTTAGTGCCAGATTTGGCTATTGTGCCATCACTGTCAATCAAGCCAGCCAACAAATTAAAACGCTGATTGGTCGAACCAAATAAATACGGCATTGGAATGTATTTATTGTTAATCAAGCCATTTTCAATAAGTAGTTTTCGTAAACCATGTAATGTAACCGTATATACACCTTTGCGATATTCGTGTTTGGTATAATCTTTCCAACCAATAATCTTTTCAAATTCTTCAATATCTTGATGACCAACAGTAATATCAGGTTTACTAGCAGTGCCATCGCCTAACCAATATCCTAATACATATGGGTCAATTGGTAATTCTTTTTCTTCATACTCAGCGTATGTACATGGAATTCTAAATGCCTTTTCTTGATAACCATTACGGGGTTTACCCAGATTTTGATATGCATACAGCTCTAATGTGGATACTGTATTTTCTCTACGTTTGTGTTTATCGTATACAGTCCATAAATGGTCTACGTCACAAATAACTTCTTCACCAGTATCAAAAGTAACCTTGAAGCAATTACCATCTTGAAAAATACCAGAAACGTATTCTACTTCTATTGGTTCACCAAATTCATTTAATACGTAATCACCAGTTTGAATGCGTTCAATAGTGGTATAACCATTTGGTGTAGGTACAATAGTGTTTAATGCCAACGCTTTTGCTGATTCACGAAAACCTTCTACGGCATAGTGTTTACTACCGTTAAGTAATACTTCTCCCCATTTACGGTGGAACCAAGCTGGTTTTACTTCATGCTCAGCTGGCAAGAACATTTGTCTAAATAATACCAAATCATTTTCACATCTGTCGTATATCTCTGCTAACTGTTCTATTTCGTTTGCCATTACCAATCTCCTTTCCTTGTCCTTTCACTACTATCTCTCAAAAATACGGTTTAGTCTATCTTTTGTTTCAATACAGTCTATTTGGTATTACCATACAATTCCCTTGGTATTACCACTAAGCTAAATTGAAATACAAAAAACAATACACGTTATCGGTTTCGTAATAGATAGTACTGCTGTATTTGGAAGCCCCACCCTAGAAAGCTGATAACGTATTTTTCTGACGAGTACGTAAGTACGAGGAAGAAAAAGAGAAAGATAAAGAAAGAAATATATAAAGAAAGAAAAGAAAGAGAAAAAGAACTAGTAAACCATACAATATGTATTTTGCCATTTTTGGGTACTTACGATACCCCTACCGTATTAATATGACCTCATCTGACTATTGTTTCAACTGAGAAACAAAAGTGGTACAACTAATAGTCCACTGTGAAACAATTACTTCATGCTATCTTCATGTTTATATTAGATTTGTAAAAAATTAGGGAGAAGTGTATTGCTCATCATTGGGTGCTCTTCAACCTATGTGTTTGTATGGATTTTTGTATAAGCAGACGACC